CTTACCGCCTGTTGCTTTGCCATCGTTAGGGTCTTTTAAAAACATAAGTGCAAACGCCCCCATCAGGAACGCAGATACCTCCGTGAGGGTAGCCTTCTCGTAGAATACCAGAACAAAGCAAAGGCCTACGATAAGCAGGCCTAATACTGTTGTCTTTGGGTCTTTCCAAATGCGCTCAATAATCACGACTTGCGCTCGTTTTTATCACGAATCCAATCTCTGCGCCACTTCCACAAAGTGTAGGCAAGTGATGCAACCAGAACCAAAAGACCAAGCGCTTGATGAACGTAGCCTACGAGTAGTCCTGCGCCTGTCAGCGACCAAGACGTGATTACCGAATCAGCAGATTCCTTTGTCATTGCTCAATAGGAGGTACAGGAGGTTGGCAGTATGCTGCTTCGGGGTTAGCCTTGCAGTATTCCTCTGCGTATGCTTGCTCCCATCCTGCGATGATATGCACACCACAAGGAGCAGGCCATACAACGTAAGATGCAAAAGACGTAGCAAGAGGCTCACCTGCCCACAGGATGTCTACTGCGTACTTCGGTGAGGTCTTCAAGCATACTTGGTTGCCTTCTTCATCGGTACCCCATTCGGTGCAGAGGTAGCCCAACTCAACTACTGCCGTAACCAGCTCGGTGTTCCAAGTGGTGTAGGTTTCGCCTTCGGGGTCGGTACCCGTTGTTTCAATCTTGGCTTTAGCCGTAGCCCATTGCGTGGGCGTGAACTCGTATTTTAGGAATTTCATAGCGTGGTCAATTCTGCCAGTTGGGCGTTAGTTAAACGGGTCTTGAAAAGTAGGTTTTGGCTGATAGGCTGAAATAATGAGTCCACTCCAGAACCAAGTCGGTAGTATAAATCGTTTAATGCATTATTAAACGTAAAGGTAGCCGAAGAAGCAAATGTTTGCGTTCCGTTTACATAAGCCGCAGAGTCGCCACTTTTATATGCAATAGCTATTTTATAGCGCTGACCAATTACCAAAGAACTTGTAATGTTGTTTTCAAAAGGAACAGAACCACTCCCGAAAATAAACCAGCGAAATGTATTTGTAGTTTCATAACCATAAATTCCGATTCGGTTTGTGGAATTGCCAAAAATTTCAATGCTTTGATAGGTAGCGAAATGCCCCTTCCACACAAAGTCCACAAACAAAGTACCTTCGGTCTGCCCGATAAGCGAGCCAATGCCCGTTTTTGAAGCAGCATCCGCAACCCTTGTAACGCTCGTTCCCAATGTGGGGATGTACGAGGTGGCGTAGGCTCCAAGTTCCAACTGCCAGCCGTAAAAATAGCCCGCAGCAAGTCCATTCGTTCCAGCGTAAGAAGTTGTGCCATCTGCGTTTGCAGAATAAACAGCAATGCCCCCAGTTGAACCAGCGGCAGTTGTAGCCGTAATGGTACAACGATACCAGCCGTTTCCGTAGTTGGTTATGGTGGACGTTCCCACGCCAGTAATCGTTCCAACTACGCCAGTATTTAAATTAAAAAATGCGGTAAAGCCTTGCGTGCCATCATACAATGACAATGCAAACCAATCACGGCCGCCTTTTTTAGCAAATACCGAAGCCGTGTAAGCAGCAGCCGTGAACGTAGTTATTCCGAAGTTGTAAAAGGCGTGGCCGCCAGTGCTTCCGTCTTCAATAATAGAATCGGCATTCGTGTAACCATCGGGTGAGGTTACTACGTTGCTTCCGATTGTTGCTCCTACTTTGGTGTATTGGTTGGCTTGTTCGGAGTACGTAGCAAGATTCGTCCGCTGCGGCTCAAGCAACAGGCGAGGACAAGTACTATTCAAGTAGTCCAAACGGGGTAACCCACTAACAGGGCCAACGCTTACTGCTGCGGTAGTGGTGGCGATGTAGGCTGTTGCGATGTCGGATGCCTCAAGCTGAGCGTTTTGAATTATCAAAGTTCCGCTTGTTGCGGTTGTAACACCATCACCCTCGCTTGGGTAAATATAAACACAGCTGCCTGACACACTTGCGACAACACTACAACGATACCATCCGTTGCCTACTGATTCAATTTTAGCTGAAATAGCACCACCTAAAAGAGTTCCTACCACCCCATTGACCAAGTCAAAAGAAGTTCGTGGATTAGAACCGCCCAAAATGGTCATACTAATCCAAGTAGATGTACCTTGTTTAGCGTATAAGCTAAATGTTTGAAGACTGCTTGAACTTAATCCAGTTTGATAAATGCTGCCACCCGATGCGCTTTTACTAATAAGCCAAGCATTGTTAGTGCCATCATATCCTGCCTGACCACTTGTTTCAGTAGTATTGTCATTAGCCCAAGTCGTGCTAAACGTATTGCTTTGGAGCAACAGGTTAGTCCGTACCTTCTCAATAAGGCCATTACTTGCCACACGGGTTGCACTTGAGGCACGGCTGAACGTCAAATCCCCTGCACCGTCCAATGGTTTTATGGAATAGACCTTTTGGTTCTTGTATCCCGAAGGAATCATTACGAGGCTTGCCTCATCAAAATAACTGCTCATCAGTTCAAAATAAATAGTTGGTCAATCAAGCATTCTTCTCCCTCCAATGTTGCTCCGTCATCGGTCATACGCTGGATGTAAGTATCAAAAATATCGTAGTAGGTGTCCTCTCCCAAGTCCTGCAATGCCCCTACCAAGCAATCGTAGCCTTCTACAACACCACCATCAGCAGTAACTCGGTCAACGAACTCATCAGCGATTTCGTTAACAGGAGCGAAGCAGGGGGGAGCCGATTCGTTTTGTATAGATAAAGTCGTTTCATCCACTTGGCCGAACCAAGAGGAACAATAGACAATACCCCACCCAATCAGATTACTCACTTCTTTTTCGCTTTACTTAAAAACAACTTCAGCTTCTGGATATTCTCCCGCTTTACTCCGTACTTCATAGGTACCATCCGTGAAATGATTGTCCGTCTGTTGGGTACATCTCGCCATTCTGGTTGGCGTAGTACTCTGGGGTTAAACTTCCGTAAAAGGTCAGGTAGCTGACCAAGCGCCTTCCGTAGTGTTCTGCCGTATCTCGCTCCTTTTGGATGAGGTACTCCAGCTCACTTTTGTCAATGCCTTCAGAGTTCTCGCTCTGCTTCTTGAATACACCCCCGTTGCTCAACTTGTAAGCAAGAAACGGCATCAGCTCTACCATCGTGTAGTGAACCAGCACGTCTTGAACGTACTCGGTCATCAAGGTGAGGTAGTTGCCCGTGAGGGTGTTTGCCAGCACATCGTTCTTCAGCTTGTCGTACAGGGCAGTACCCAGCAACGCTTGGATGTGGATGTCCTGTGCGGTCTTAATAAACTGCACCATTTGGTCACGGTCTACGTTGCCCGAAATACCCGTGCGCTTTACGATGTCGTCTGGTGATACAAAAAGGGCGTATGCCATATTTAATAAACCTAAAGAATCAGATGTTGCGACTATTTGGGTATGCCGTGCTTACGGGCGTAGTCAGCCGTGTAGCCAGAGTAGTCCGATTCAATGGGTGCAATGGCTACCTCTTTGGCGTTCTTCGGTAGCTTGAAGCCCTGCCGTACCGCTTCGTTTACGTTGATGATGTCCGTTCCGTTTAGCGTTCCGCCTCCCCAAACCTTGCCATCTTTCGTTAGCTTCTTGCGGTATACCCTGCGCTCCCAGCGATGGTAGCAGTTAGCACCCCCCTTGTAGAGCCATACGCTATACGGCTTGCCTTGAGCCTCTGCTCCTCCGTTAGAGCTTAACGCCTCAATGTCCTCCTTGCGGTATACACGCCCTGCGCTCATTAGGCTGGTGCAAAGTGGTCGGCTTGAGCCTTTAGGTCGGAGTGATGGCGGTGTTCCAATAGCGTAGAAGTAACGCACCTTGTAACGCTCCGTATCTTGCTCGCTCTTGTCCTGCGCAGCAAGCTCAATGCGTGAGTTCAGGTACGACTCTACATCGTACTCTGCCTCCTCATCATCAACCAGCTCCGCATCAACAAGCTCAAATTCCTTGAGCAAGTCCTCCTCCGATTCTCCAATCTCTTGGAGCTTGGCTACGATTTCAGCAGCAAGCTCCTCCTTCAGAAAAGGGCGGCTATCCCCTCCTCCTTTCTGCGACTTCATCTGCGTAATTACAGATGATGAGTTACCAGCGAACAATGCTCGTGCAACCTGTGGGTCAAACTGAAGCATCTGCACAAGGAACGTGATGGCTTGGTCTTGCGACAGAACGCCCTCCTGTACGGCACGCATAATATCCAGCGAGCTGGCAATCTGCGCACCATTGTACGATGCCTCCTTCTGGATGAGTTCCTCCTGTGCCTGTGGCGTTACCGCTTCGGCTACGTCTACTCCCGTTTCCTCTTGGACTGTTGCTGCGTCAACCACATCAATATCCGTGAACTCAATTGGCGTAAGCGTTTCAAAGTACAGGTCAAGGTTCACCTTGTTGTAGGCAAGTAGCTTGTCAATGCCCTTGAGGATTTCCTCCTGCTTGGGGCGTACCACTACGTTGTCCATCAACTGGAATGAGTTCTTGATTTCATCAGCGTTGCTGCCCAATCCCGTATTGTCCTTGATGCCGAAAAGCATTGGCGAGGTAACACGATGCGCCACCATAATCTTCTGCGAAGACTCACGGCTCAAGAACTCGTACTGCAGGTGGGCTTCCGATAGCGTTACTGGCTCAATCGTAGCAGCCTTCTGCGAGTCATCATTGAACGCAAGGATGTACTTGCCTGCGTTGTTCGTGCCACTCCACTTCTGGCGAATGGCGAAGTCAATGTTATCCTGCTCCTCCTGTGGCGGAATGCCGTTGTTAAAGTTGATAATCATTGACGGAGCAAGTCCGTTCTTGATATTGTTGATGTGGTAGTTGGCAATCTCCTCCTCAAGCTCTGCGTAAGGCAGGCCACCTTGATAGTCAACGGGTGAGTAGTAGTACGAGCCACTACGATACGGGCGGATGTAGAGGATTTCAATCTTCTCACCTGCTGCTCCGTAGCCGAACGCAGGGATGCGCTCCGCTTGGCTCTTGTTGCGCACCTTGCTCCAGTCGTAGGCGTAGTAGTAGGCTTCAATCTCGCCTTCATCGTTGCACTTCTCTGCACGCAGCGTTTCAACGGGCATATGGTACACCTCTGCAATCTTGCTCTTGTCAGCCGTATATACCACCTGAAAGGCAGCGTTGCCGAGCATATAGAAGTCATTGACCACACGCTTGAGCTGCTCTGGGGTGATGAGCCTGCGAAGCTCCATAAAGCCAGCAGCGTTGTCTGCAGCGTTGGTTGCGTTTACGCCCTTGCCGTAAATCATATCCACCACGCCAGCGATTACTGCGTTGTTGGTGGGGCTTCCGTTGAAGCGGTCAATCAAATACTCAAAGTAGTTGTTGTCATCGCCATACTCTACCCAGCTTAAGCGTGGGCTTTCGCTGATTTTCGGGCTTGTGTACGAAGCCAGATTGATGAGTTTGATGTTACTCGCCATAGATTACAAAGTCGTTGTTCATTGTTTTTTCGGTGGTGTCAAGCACGGGCTGGTATGTGCTGATGGTATCACCACTCGGCAGCATATAAATCTTGTCAATCGCCAGCACCTTTGCATCATCTGCACCCAATTCGGTGAGCGCAGTTGTTACGCAAGATAGTGATTCTATCGTTCCTGCATCTGCAATAACTCGGTCTTCGTATTGGTTTGCGACTCCTGCTGCGTAGCGTTGGTCTTCAAGGCGCATAACGTATGGCACTTCCGCATCAAGGTTTGCGGAGTTGTAGGTGAACGTAAGCTCACGGGTGTCCTCATCAAACGTAGGCGCAACAAGCGTGTATGTGATGACCTCACGGGTGTCTTTGTTGATGAACTTGGCTTGGATTCGCCAGTAGTCACCGTAGTTTGTTAGGTCATCATTGCCGTACTTCCAGTTGCGGATGGGCAAAGTGATGCTCTGTTGGGCGTTGTATGACAGGAATATCATATCTAAATAACCCCAAGTGACTACAAAGTGGGGTAAGTGTCAAAAGAAAAGGGAGGCTTTCGCCCCCCTTCTCCCATCCATTTGTCCTACTCCGTTCAGTAGTACGCTACAAATATAGGTTACGAACCACGAACAATCGTGGGCTTCGTACCAAGAAGTCCAGCAAACGGGTTGTTTGCAACCGCACCCAGCAAGAAGTTTGCAGGTACACGCTCTTGGCCAGTCAACGTGATGTTGTAGCCAGTCAGGTCACCGAAGGCAGCACCCGTTACGATAGAGCCTCCAGTTACTTCTGCTCCGTGTTCCAAGCCCATTACCCAAGCGTTACCGTTGTTGTCCTCTACGACAACTACAGGCTTCGCCCAAGACAGGAGCTTCACTTCCTTGTGGGTGTCCGCATCTTGCTTCTTCAGCACGATGTTCAGAACCTGCTCAAAGAAGGTCGTGCCGTTGTCACGGCTTGAGTTGATAGCCTGCTCAAAGTTTGACGTACCCTTGAGGTCGTAGCAGTAAGCAGAAACCGCAGCCGTAGCAAGCTGGTCAATGACATCCGTATCAGCAGAGTCGTAGCTGATAGCGTTGAGGTCAATAGAGTTGATGAAGTAAACGGCATTCAATCCGCCTACTTGGTCTTTACAAGGCTCAATGCGCCCCAGAGTTAAAGTACAAGCCATTTTGTGTTATAGAATTAAAAAAGGGGATGGGGCTTTGAAACCACCACCCCCCTATGGTTAATCAGTCAGCGGATTAGGCGTAGTAAACAACGTCAGCACCGAAGCCTACCTGTACACCAGCCGTGAAGCGCATCACAAAACGCACGTTCTTTGAGCCGTCAAGGTCAGCCATATCAAGAACCTTCACCTCGTTGTGGTCTGACAACAGGCCAGTTCCGAAGTACAGGTTGCTCTTTTGAGCAAGTACCATCTTGTTGCTTCCCAAGCCAGGAGCGTGGAATACACGCACTCCGTCAAAGAACAGGTCTTGACCAGCGTACCACAAAGTACCTTGATTGTTCACACCATTAGCACCTACACCTGAAGCAGCGAAACCACCAAGCGCACGAACGTAAGCCTTGTAAACATTGGTAGGAACGTACAGGTACAGGTCATCCTTGCCGTATACTGCGTTAGGAGCAGCGTCAAGAACCTTACCCATTTCCGTGATGACGTTAGCAGCCGTCACGCCACCAGTAGCAGCGGTCACGTCAATAACGGTCGTATCAGCAGCAAGCAGGGTTTGGAATCCGTTGAACTCACCAGCGTTGGCAGTTGCACCAGTCCAGATTTTGCTTTCAACCCACTCGGCAACTTTACCAGCGTTGTAGCCGATGAAGTAGTCAACGAATGAAGTAGGCAACTGGTCAAATGCAGAGTAGCCCATTTGGATGGCTTCCCAATCTGATTCAAAGTCGCTCTTGCAAAGCTCAAGGTTTACCTGCAGGAACTCGGGCTGAAGGATGGCTTCGCTCAAGGTCAAGGTAGACGTGTCGGTAAAGTCACAAGTTTGGTCTTTAACGATGTCGTTAAGGTTTACCTTCTTCAGTACTTGCTTGTACTTTACGTTGGGTACAACCTCAATACCGCCTTTGGCGATGGTGTCACCTGACAAGAGGGCTGCAGAAATGTATTTGCCTGCAAACTCACCTGCGTAGGTAGTCGTAATGCTCGTAGTCGTGGGCATTGTTTTAAGATTTAATTATTGAAAAGTTTGGAGAACACTCGGTCTTTGGTTGTTGCAACACGCTCTGCACCGATGTGAAATTTCAGTTCGTGTTTCTTTTCTACTGGAGCAGCAACGATAGGCTTCTGGGCTGCCATCGCTACTTCAGCTACGGGTTCTTCAACGACTTCTTCAGCCATCTCTTGTTTTTTACCCATCTCTTGCTTCATCATCTCAACTTCCTCACGGAGCGAGTTCACCATTGCTACAAGGTCACCGATAGACATTTCGGGAGCAGCTTCTTCAGCAGCAGCCTCAATCTCTACTTCAATGGCGGGTTCTTCCTCCATCATAGCTTCCTTGATTTCCTTGATGATGCCTTCCTCCTCAACAACGAGGATTTTGCCATCTTCAAGTTTATGCTCGCCAACGGGTACGGCAACTCGGTTGCCTTCGCCATCAACGAGGAATGCGTTAGCGCCAGCCTCAAATACTTCGGCTTCCACCATAGTACCATCAGCCAACGTCATAGAGGCAAGCTCCACCTTTTCGGGTGTAAGAGCCAGCTCAATTTTCTTGAATACGTCTTGCAGATTCATAACTAAAAAATAAATAGATTGATATTTGGGGATTTTACTATTGGCCTTTGCCCCCGATAAAGCCAATTCCTTGAGTCCACATATCGCCCTTGTCGCAGCACTTGGTAGAGTAGGTCACCTTGTCTTTGCATAGGCAGCCTCGCTTGTTGTTCTGTGGTACGGGGGGCTTTGGCCCTTGATTGAATCCTTTCATAATCTGTTAAGTTCTTTGAGTTTTGATTCCGCCCAACGCTTTGCAGCAAGCCCTCCCCATAGCAGGTAACTGATAGTGCCGCAGGCTTGCGTGTCGTTCTCATCGTAGTATTCTTCGGCTCTTGATAGGTACGAGTACATACGGGTGATGGTTTCTACAGACACAGGCTTGCCATCAGCGAGCTGCTGACCACGAATCTTGCCGACATCCGTAGCACATTTATTGCCGTTCTTCTCGTTCAGCTCTACGCCACGTTTGGCGTTGTTACGCACCGCCTCTGGGTAGTCCGAGTAGGATTCCATCTCAAGGCGTTTGCCAGCCTTTCTACGCCCATCTTTTTTGATAATAGCACGAACCGAACCGAAGATGTACTGCTCAAGGATATGCTCTGCCTCTGCCATCTCAATCTGGTTCAACACATCCTGCAGGTTCTCGCCACGCATCTTCTCACGCTGCGCAAACCAGCCCTCAATGCTGAAGCCCTTGACCTTGCCCTCTTTGACGTACTCTGTCCAGATGGCTTCGTTGTTGACCTTCATCATCACAACCCAAGTGCCGACAGGATAGTCCAAGCCATAGGCACGGGTCTTGTCCTTGTCCTCATCCTCAATAATCCAAGACTCCACAACCGATAGGCCATTGAGTTCTTCTGCGTGTTCAAGGGTAGCGTTGTTCTGGTTGCCCTTAATCATATACAACTCGGCTGCTGCTCGGATGGTAGCCTCGCTGAAGTAGACGTAGTACTCCTCGCCTGTCTTCTCATCAATGCGGTAGATGGGCTTGTTGGGTACAAGGGCTGCGCCAATCAAGATACGCTTGTCCTCGTTCTGTACTTTGAACTGCACCTGCTGCTTTGACAGAGCAATGAACTGCTCCTCTATGGCTGGGCTTTCAACGATGCTGATAGCATCAACGCCCATCAGCTTGTCATCTTCTAAAATCAGTTCGTAAATCTTCATCCTCCGATTGTTGCGCTGGAGCGAATCTTGCGCTCAAGCTGGTTAGCACTTTGTATGTCTTGGTTTACCACGTAGGCACGCATCGGTTGTCCGAGCAGGCCTGCAAGTTGGTTTTCTGTACCAGCGAACTGGATATTGGGTATCATCGGTGATGCCGTAGCAGACGTAGATGGCACACTCGGTGTGCTGATGCGTGATGGCGTACCGCCTCCCTCTGGTTGGAATTTGGTGGCAGCGATTGTTGCTATCTGTGCAGCTCCCGTTGCAGCAGCAATACCTGCAGGAACGAATCCTGCTGGGCCTACCGTAAGCTGGCTCATAACCGCAGCAGCGGTGTTTGCAATGGCTTCCGCAAGGCGAAGGGCTTTGGTGATTTTAAAGTTCTTCTCTGCGTTCTTTTTGTTGTCCTTATTGAGTGCCTCTACAAGACCTGCGATAGCACCGAGTGACTGACCAACAAGCTCTACTGATTTGGCTGCTTGTTCAAGCTCACGCTTGCGCTCCTCATCAGCGTACTTCTTCTTGATTTGTTTCTTCTTCTCCTCGTACTCGTAAGTGATTGCAGTAGTGTCCTTGCCTGCTTTGATTGCAAGCGTAGTGAGGGCGATGTATTGTTGTTGTGCCGCATCAAGCTCTTGTTGCTGGGCGCTTTGGTTTGAGGAACGGAATGAGGCTAACGCATCGTTGTAGGCGCTTTTGGCCTGCATTAGCTGCAGCTTCTTTTCATCCGCAGTTTTCTTTTGCATTTCAGCAACCTCACGCTCTACCTTTTTGCGTTCTTCTCCTGCTTCAATTTCCTTCTTGGTGCGTTCATCCAGAGCCTTCGCTTCTTCATCGGCTGCTGCTTTAGCCTCCGTGCGGAGTCCTTTCAGCTCGGTTTCCAGCTTTTTGTTCCTGCGTAGGTTTTCAGTACGCAGTTCATTGACCTTTGCTTCTGCTTCTGCAAGACTGCGCAAGTCCTCATCTGTTGATTCGCCAAGAGCAATACGCTCTTTTAGGTACTTGACGTAGGATTGAGCGTTAGCTTGCTCGGCTTTTGCTACGTTATTCTCAAGAGTGAATGCCCTGCGTACTGCCTTCTCACGCTCTTGGATGGACTTGGTTTGGTCATCAGCAATCAGACGAGCCTTTGCGATTTCTCGGTTTGCCTCTGCTCGTAGCTTAATGAGGTCACGCTCCCTATCCTCAATGTTATCTAACTGCTCGGCAAGGCGTGCGCCTTCTTTGGTTTCACGGGCTATCTCATCACCCAATCCCTTAAATGCGTTTTTAACGCCATCTACCGCACCTTTGAAGTCACCGCTGAACAACTTAACCAACGACTCACCTAAACCGATTACACGGTCTAAAACGACCTTAACGGCTGCGCTAACTCCGCCCATAATCTTGGCGAACTGGTCAGCACCCCGTGAGGTCTGCGTGAAGTAGGTGAACAACGAGCCAAGAGTGACTACCAACGCTCCCAAGCCTGTAGCGATGAGCGCACCCCTTACGGTGGTGAGTGAGCCAATAAATGTTTTAACGCCACTTACTACGGCCTTGAATCCAGATGCTGCTCCGTTGGTGAACTTATCAATGGCCTCCGTTGCCGAAGACATTGTTTCGTTTAGGTTGTCGGTCTGCTTGTTGGTGTCGGCAAGAGCCTTGTTGACCTCCTCAATGTTGAGCAAGGCTTCCCCATTTTCAACCTTTAGCTTGATTACTTTCTCAACCGCCATTGCCTTTTGATTTGCTCTTTTGCTTCTGCCCAGCTTTCAATGACTTCCCACTTGCCCTTTGCGATTTCAATCTCCTCGCAGATTCCGTAGTGGTCACCCTTCAAAGCGTTAATTAAAGAACCTATATTCATAACACCTGTTGTCTTGTTGCGATAACGCTCCACGTTTCAGCTACCTGTGTACCCCCCTGATGGTTGAGCTGCAAGTATGATGCGAAGCCGTTTACCTTTTCAATAGTTATGTTGTATCGGTCTGAACCCGTGTTGCTCAATCCGTGTATCGTATCGCCTGCTGCCCCCCGAACAATCGTGTAGTCGGTTTGGTAGGAGTACGTTTCGCAGGTTAGCGTAATGCGTACTACCTGATGGTCGCCCACATTCATATCAAACAAAGGAGTGGCGTAGTTGTGTATGGGTACGCAGCGGAATTCATCTAACTCAAGGTCGCTCGTTACATCAAACCAGTACTGCGTGTCCGTAGGTCGGGTAGTATTGGTCTTTACGTTTGCGATTGGGGCTTTCTCTAAACCAACCAAACCAGCACTCGCTGCCTTGACGTACTTGCTGGTGCGCCAGTAGCAGGTATTGTCCACCCATCGGTAGCCGTAGAACTCGCAGCACTCCTGCGTAGCTGCTCCGCTAAAGGTGATTGTGCCGTTGTTATTCAGCGAGGTGATGGTGTTAGCGCATAGCGAGGAGTTGACAAACGAGGCACGGAACAACTCAACCTTTGCAGTCATCGTGTCGGGGTTGTATCCCGTTAGCTTGTTAATTCTCCAGTACTCCCCATCGTAGTAGATTTGGTCGTTTAGGCTCAAGCCAAAGACCTCAATCGGTTCAAGCACTACACTTACCTCCATCATTACTGCATCCGTAGCGTAAAGCTCAAGTAGGTAGGTGGAGTAGTACTCGGTGAGCAGGTTGTTCTTCGGGGGCTTTACGCCTTCCAGCTGGGGGATGCCGTATGTTGCCGTGAACGTGCCGTTGCTGACCGAGAATATAGGGTACTGGCTCTGCGTTTGGAACGTACCATCGGAAGCCCTAAAGATGTAGTAATCGCTCGTATCGTTAGTGCCTTGAAAGTACAACATACGAGGCGGTGAATCAACTGGCTTACCATCGCCATCAAACATCTGGATGACCTCAAACGTGGTGTTGGAGTTGATTCGGTTGGTGATAGTAGCAGCAAACGGGGCTTCAATGACAATCTCACCCTCTGCAAACTCGTTATTGGTATCGTTTACCTCTACGCTTCCGTGAGGGTATTTGTATGCTGATTCGTAGGCTACATCCAAAAGGGAGTTGCCTTGCGCCATACGCATCTTGATGCTCTTGCCCTGCAGCTCTGTGGTAGGCTTGATGGTGATGGGCTGGCTGATGTCAACGACCTCGTTCCAGTTAACCACTTGCCCAGCAGCAATCCATTCGCTATACGAGTATGCTGCGATTTCGTTGGGTATCTCCTTGCTCGGTACGAATACCAAGTTGAACATCTTTGCCACCCCTGCGAGGAAGTCCTTTTGCTTCATCTTCGGCAGGAACATAGAGGGCGTGATGTCAAAGTTTGATGGGAAGTCGGGTGCTGATATCACCGTCATCTGGCAGTTAGCCGAAAGCGTACCTCCCGATTCTATGCCTCCGATTCGGAAGGTTACTTGGTTGCTACCCGAAATACTGGTAAACGTATGAGCAAAGTCAATAGAGAATACACTTGCCGTTACCACATCCTTGCTTTGGATAGCGGTATTACCCAAGTACATAACGATTTGATACAGGTATAAGCCTGAAGGCGAGGTGATATTGCCCTGTATGTTGAACTTGTATTCACCTACAAGGGGAAGCTCGTAGGCATTAGTTGTGGTGTTGAAGTTGTTGCCGTTGTCGTAGACCTCCGTATTGAGTACAATCTTGCTCGCATTGGTGGTCGTGATATCGGGGATGGCCAACGTACCGCTGGTGGTCACCTGCGCAAGGCGGTTGTTGAATGTGGCCTCCAAAGGCACAAGGCTATCCTTTGAGTAGCAGAGGGTGTATAGGTCGGTGAAGTTGGCGTCATCCATAATACCCTCGCCTGCCTTTAGCGTGTAGCCTGCATCCGCAAAGATTTGATTGAACAGAACGCTGGTCTTGATGGCTGGGTAGAAGTCCGACTCCCACATAGGGGTGAACAACTGCTGCGGAGCGAACAAGGTATCCGATGCAAAGACACGGGTGTCAACAGGCGCATAGATGATATCGCCATCAAACAGGTCAAGATTCCAGCTATCGGTGATGTTCTCGTAGGATAGCGTATGCTGATACGGGTCAAGCGCAAGGTCACGCAGTTCCTTCTCACCCACCTCACGGGCAAAGCGAGCGTTCTCACCAGCCACCAAGATTTGGTACTGCGTAGGTACGCCTTGCTCCATAGCCACGTCAAGCAGTTGGAGGTAGCCCTCAATGACAATAACGTCATCCGAGTACAACGTCACATCCTGCTTGGCGTAGGGGTTGAATCCCCCTGCTATGCTGACATCGTAGTAGTGCTTGAAGAATTGGTTGTTGGCGTCTGTTGCTGGTACGCTGAAGCTCTTAGATATAGGGCTAAAGATTACCGCAGGGTCACGCAGGTCAGCGATGTTGTAGTCAACGCTGATGCCCTCATCCTCAAAGATGTCAAGGTAACCAGTAGATGTTTGAAGCGTTAGAGCCATACTCGGTTTTTGACTTGTGCTGCGTAGGTCATATTGAAGGTGTACTGCACCAGATTGTCATTCAGGCTGGTCTTGTACTCCACCTGCGTGTCGTTCAAGATAACGTAGCGTTCTTCCTCCACCAAATATACGGAGTTAGAAAGCAGCATTTCTTTGACCATCTGATTGTAGCCATCGTTCAAGAAGCCCGTGTTTAGGGTAATGCTATCAGTTCCGAAGTTGTTGTACGTCTTATTAGGCGAGGCCGTAGTGGGGTCGTATGTCCAAGTGCTGCTACCTATGGTTCCTATGTTGGTGGTGTAACGCTTCTTGTCGGTACGGGTTGACTCAACCGACTTCTTAAACGCTACGATGTAGTCCCAAGCTCCGTACTTGTTTTGGTAGGCGATAGTAATAGGCGTATAACGTGGCTCACAGGTAGGATAGAAGCGAGTAGTGTACTCGGCATCATCAACTCCTAAACCGAGCAGTTCAGCATCAAGGCAGTTCAGTCCCTCGCAAGTGCCTCCGTCAGCCTTCACACGCTGCGCATATTCGGTGCTTACCAGATTGCCGAGCGATAGGTCGTAGTACTGCAGGTCGGTGACATCCTCTGGCTTCGGGTCAATGACCGAATCGTTGAGGTTGGCTACGCCTGCTGGTACGAACCATAGCTTGTCGGTGGAATCGGTAGAGTTTACCGCACCGAAGTCAGCCACATCAACTACGGCTGCTTGCCCATCGGAGTACTCTACACGCATACCATTGACCAAAGAAGGTACGATGCCTATGGTCATAGCCTGCTCAAGCTGGATGTACTGCTGGCTGCTACCGCTTGTCATTACCCCTGTGGTGGTCGTATCGTTTACGCCATCTACGAACTCCGTGTACCCATCGTAGGCTTGGATGGTATTGCTTGTTGCGCTTACTGCACCGATGCCTCCTGCGGTGGTGTACTCACGGAACTTGACCTGCACGTTGCAGACAGTCTGCTCGTTGTCGGTAGCCGTACCTGCTGCGTGGTCAATGTTCGTTTGGGATAGGTACGAGCTTACGATGTTGCTCACGTCAAAGTACCCGTACAGGTTGCTGACCGATTCCTTGCGCTTGATTAGGCGGTAGGTGTAGCTCACAGGCACGCTACCCGAAGCACCAAACCAAATGAACACATCAGCAACGTACTTAAATCCTGCGTTGCCAGAGTTGTTAGAGCTTACCGAGTAGACCATAGGGCTACCTGCAAAGCTGATAGTCGGTGGCTGCTGGGTGATAGTGATAGCCATTACTTGTATTTTTTGTTTAGTTCGTTGATGGTGAACTCAAGGAAGTCCTCCACGTCAAGTCCGTATGCCTCCTGTATTTCGGTGGGTAGTTTCTCAAAGCCGAGCTGGAAAGGGCGTGAGTAGAAGTTAGAAGGCTCAATTCCTTTGGCCTTAATCTTAATCATCACCTTGCGTGCGGTTTCAGCATACGACAGGAACTTGCCCTTGTTGTCTTTGAACTGCAAACGTCTGCGAGCAGTCCAAGCGTATATGGCCCCGAACGGGGGCATTTTCCCTGCCTTACGTCCCTTATCTACCCACTCGCCATACTCCGCCATCAAGAAGTCAAAATCAAGGCTATTAGGGCCAGCGGTGATTTCGTATGCAAGCGACTGGTATAGGTTGCCCGTGACGTTCTTTTTCTTCTTGGTTAGGTTCTTGCGGCTTTCAGCAACCAGATACTTCCCGAACTTGTTTAACGCAAGTCGGGTGTTCTCTGCCTTCTTTAGGTTGGGGTTGCCTGTCTGCCGTGCCATTAGCAGATGATGGTTGGGTTTGGAGTTTCAATCTGCAGCGTACACTTCCAGCCGCAGAGCGTGTTCTCAAAGTCCTCATCAAAAGGCTCGCATACGGGGTCGTTGACCAAGCGGTAGCCATCGGTGTATAGGTCACCCCTGCGCATTGATGCAATCATTTCCTGCAAGGTGAATAGGCTACGATGGTAGATGTCTTGCTTCTGGGCTACGCCTTGAAACGAGTACGGCTCAACATTCGGGTCTTGCTTGGAGTAGTCCATCACATCCATCACCAGCACGTCAATAGAGTAGGTGACGGTGCGCTCTTGGATTTCAGCCGTTCCCGTGAGGATATGGCACAGAGGGAACAGGGTCATCTTGCGCATATCAACGTCAAAGATGTTGCCCCACGTTACCGAGTTGACGTATGATGCGGATTCGGCTGCTGATTGCAGAGCCTCACACACTTGATAGTAGCCGTACTTCATAAATAGAAAACCACTTATCGGGTACGTTGTCGTGATATGGTCTGCTCAAGTCTTGCCCTATCCGCCTCGTAGGTTATCCACGTCAGGCATTGGTACAAGGGTAGCTCGGTTACTTTGTCAAGATTTTGTATAGCCCCTGCAGCAAGCTGATGGAGGACTGCATACCATCCCCATCGTTTTCCAAAGGCACTTCGGGCATCAAGGACTTCTCTTGTTCCCCCTGTTGTTTCAAATAGGTCAGAGAAGATATCTGCAGTCCTATCTCTAAACGATAAAAAAAAAGCAGCGAACCTTGCACTACATCCATCGTGATGTCCTCAAACGCAGCACCATCGTGCTTATCGGGATGGTACGGTTCTATTTCGTGGCGGTTAAATATCTTTTTTGTGACAGGGCGATACAAGATGCCCATCCATTTTGTGGCGTTCTTGATGGGGTCTTTCATATACTCCTCCAAGTCCACGAACTCACCGATGCTGATGTCCTCCAGTTTGGGGTGGAAGCCGTACTCCACGCCCCCTATCTTCACGAAGCGTTGCAGCTCTGGGTTCTGGATGAACACCCCTGCCATAATGGTCTTGATGTCCTCTATTTCGTTCACTGGGAACAGGCTCTGCTCATCCTTGTCAATGCCGCAGAAGATAGATAGGGCTAAATCATCAGCCGTTTCATCGGTAGGGTTTGCCCCCATAAAGCGCTGGAAGTCCTTGAGCTTGATGTCAGCCCATACGCTGGGTACGTTTATTGTGCGAAGCATTGCTGGCGGGTGTCGTTTATATTCTGGATGGTGTAGAACTGCACGTCCTTGTGCAACTGCTCTGCTAATTCAGCGCATCTTGCTGGGTCAAGGTTCTTGAGTTCCTCTTTCCAATGGGCTGGGCCTTTGCACAGGATGGCGTTGTTCTCGTTTAGGAATGGGGTGTAGGGGTGCATATCCTGCGCAATGATGCACGTCTTGGTGAAACCAGCCTCAATAGCCTTGAGATTAGACTTGCATTTATTGAAGGTACTCGGAGCAAGAGGTGCGATACTGACGTGAATCTGCTTGTACAACTTGCCGTAGGTAGTGTGGTCAGCCCGTTCAAACGCATTAGAAGCGTTTAGAGCCTCTTTGTAGTACTCAATGGTGTACGAGTTAATGCCAGCTAAATTGATGCGATTGTAGGCCAAATCATCATCGTGGTGCAATGCACCCATATAACCCACGTTGAATCCCTCTACCTTTTCAATGTCTGTCCATTGCTCCCTGCGTGTGTCAATGGCGTTAGGCAGTACCCAGATGGGAACGTACGGGTTCTCCTTTTGAATCAGCTCCGCAAGGACTGGGTTGGTTGTGTGGATTTCATCAGCAATCTTGATGCTCCATATGATGTCGCTCGTTTTAAGAGCGTTTCTGTTGGCGTGGTGGCGAGGCAATACCCACCAGTCATCAAGGTCAAGAATCAGCTTGATGCCGTGCTTATTGAGCATCGCTCTGAATGCTCGGTGGTTCTTGGTGGCTACGCCCCTGTTGATGACCAGATGCGTGATAGCTCCTTTGTATTTATCCAGCTCATCAAGCTGCCCGAACTTGACCATATAGCCCCGAAGCATCAGGTCTTCGTATGGTACTTGGAGTCGGTGGTAGAATACGCCACCCAGTTTGCCTGCTACAAAAATCATCGTACTGAATATCTCCCGAAGTTGGGGTTGTTTTTCTTGCTAAAGATAGCGTATCTCGCTGCATCAATAGCGTGGTTAAATGCATCAATGGGTTTGTTCAGCAGGTTGCCGTTCTTATCCTCTGTCCACTTGTAGTTGCGCAGCTCCTTTTCAAGGTTCTTGCTTCGTGGTGTGATGAATAGCTTGTAGCGTTTCATTATGTCAATGCCAGCGTTCACGCTATCGTTACCCTTTGCGGTAGGCTTTACGTTGAAGCCCCTGCGGTATAGCTCCTCAATAGACTTGGGTTCTGCGCTATCGGCATACACCTCACTCCTGCGGTCAACACCCAGCGAGGTAAGCACGTTGGCAATGTCGTTGTTCGTTAGCCCTGTCTGGTAGAGTAGCTCATCAAGGTACAGGCATCCATCTGCTTCGTATACTGCTACGAGTGCGGTAGGGTCATTCGTGTACCCGAAGTCCATCCCCATTGACAAGAGCCTTGCGTTGGTGGGTACGTCTGTTGCTCCGAACTGGAAGATGGTAGCACGGCTCATACCACGCTCACCCAAGCCGTAGATGCGCCAGTAGTCTTCATCGGTTTCTTTTAGGCGTTCAATCTCTGCCTTTACGCTTGCATCAAGGAACGGGTTGTCAATGTAGGTGGTCTGGAAGAAGTCGCAGTCATCACGGGTAACCACCTTGTCGTAAATCCAATGGAATGCATCAGAGGGGTTGTAGTCAAGGATTGCCCTGCCTTCGGTACGAAGGATGAGTTGCTGCCAATCCTCATACGTTAGCTCATTAGCCTCGTTGATGTACAACAGGTCACGCTTGCGGCCTCGTATCTTTTGTGGCTGGTCAAGGCTGATGAACTCCACAAGGTTACCATTGAGGTAGTATTCGTGGTTTGACTTGTTGTGGTACTCCTCTCGGTATATGTCGTGGCCACGCAGTATGTCAAAGAAGTCACGCATTACCGAAGCACGAAGCGATGGGAATGTCTTACGGCAGATGGTGATTGTCTTATCCGTATGTTGGTCGGTGTAATAGAAAATCACCCAGAGCAGGATATTGTATGTCTTCCCACTCCGAGTACCGCCCTGCTCAACGACTATCTTCTTGTCGCTGCGCTTTAGGTGGTTGAATACCTTATTGGTTTGAATCTTCCCCAAGCACCTCTATTTGGAACATCTTGCCTGATGCTACCTCTACCTCTTGGCGTTCTATGTACCCACGCTTCTTGCCCTTTGTCTTTAAGAAGAAGATGGTAGCGGTTGAGTTGCCTTCCTTTATCTGCTTGTGCAGTTGGCTTTCTGCGAAGTCAAGGGCTACGTCTGATAGTGCTTCAACTGCTGCTTTGTAGTCAGCATCCTCACGCAGCCATCGGTAGTGCGTTTCCCGTGAGATGTCAACTGTCTTGCAAGCAGAGGTAACAACGCCTAAAGATTTCTCTAAAGCCTCAAGCATTGCCTTTTTAAGGATGTCATTATTTGCCATAAGGCTTGCCGTTTATTTTGATTTCAAGTGATGGGTCAAGCTTGTGCATTCGGTCTACAATCACTTGGCAGTACTTCGGGTCAAGTTCCATACCATAGCACTTGCGGTTGAGTTGGTGTGCTGCTACCATTGTAGAGCCGCTACCGAGAAAAATATCTACAACTAAATCATTCTTATCACTTGAGTTGATTATTGCCTTTTCAGATAGTGATATTGGTTTTTGAGTGGGGTGCTGATAATCAAGTCCACTATCTCTTGTTAAATCCCAAACGGCACTCTCTCGTTTGCCATTTAAAGTTTTTCTCCCATAATGACAAAACAATGCCATTTCATAATTGACAACATAATCACCACTTAAATCACCCATCGCTCCTGACTTCTTGCTCCAAATGATTGTACTCTTGTAGTACTCATTGAATTTATCACGCCAAATTGGATATACTTGATGCGATGTCCAAACGTACCAATGTATATTGTTTTTTGATAATAAAATAATTGACGGCAATATATCCAAAATAACATTGTCGTTTTTAATTTCATCAAAACGCTCTCGTTCTTTTGATGCCCAATTACTCTTGTATGAAATTCCATAAGGTGGGTCGGTGAATACCATATCAGCCTTCTCCCCATTCATCAGCCGAGCCACTTGGTCGCTATCGGTAGAGTCCCCACATAGCAGTCGGTGTTGGCCTATCTCTATCAGGTCACCTAATACGATGTCCGTTTGTATTTCGCTTGGTGCTTCGTAGTCATCCTCCTCCGCTTCAAGTACAGGCGTATTGTCAAACGGAAGCTCAAGCCCCCAATCCTCTAACGCCTCTACGTCCCATTGGTTGGCGAGCAAGTCCCAATCCCATTCTCCGAAGCCTACGTTGTCTTTGATTATGAATTCCGCCTGTTGCTGCTCGGTTAGGTTATCCGCTACGATGATAGGCACTTCTTTCAGCCCTGCTGCGATGCAAGCCTTTAGGCGCATATTGCCACCAAGCACCACCATATTGCTATCCACTACGATGGGGCGTAGCTCAAGCATCTCTGGGAACTCTTGGATGGACTTCGTTAGCTTCTTGAACTTGTCATCCTTGATGATGCGTGGGTTGGTGGGGTTAGGAATAACCTGCGAGATGGGTACTCGTTTCATAATTAAATAACTCTTTTAGAAAGGTGATGGTTGTGTGTTGCTTTTAGCATCTCTTTGTGTTGCTTTAAATCTCCGAATGCGTTATGGCAGGCTCGGCATAGAGCCATCAGGTTTTCAATGCGGTCAGCATCCTTGCTGCCGCCCATACCACGTGCCTCAATGTGGTGAATGTCTACGGCCTGTGCTTGGCATACCTCGCAAGGAATCCAGTCGGTCGTGTCATAGCCCATTCCTTTGAGGTAGACTTTGGTGTGGTTCTTCATAGCCCGCAGTATCCCGAATCGCAAGAGTTGAAGTCATCATCAAATAGCGTATGCTGCGATTTGTGTGCTTTGATTTTTGCGTATGTTGTTTCTTTCTTCCATTGCGCTCCGTGTTGTTCCTGCTCAATGAACCAGTCAAACTTATTGGGAGCTTTGTCGCTCATATGCTTGAGGAGCATTGGGCTTCGGTGGAAGCATCCCACGCAGTTGTTCATATAGGCAAAGCGTACAGGCTTGTCTTGCCAATAGGCTTCAATGGTGTCTTTGTAGATATTGTCTTCTATCAATGGGAACTCTGCTACACGATAGGCAACGTCTTTCCATTTGTTTCGGCTCTTGCTCTTTCCGACAATCACCTTTGCGTATTCAATGCCTTCAGTTTGACGTAGCAGCATACGCTGCGCTCGTTCCTGTTCGCTCGCACGAAAGCCCATACGCATCCTCACAGGTAGTTCGGTGTTATCGTATAGCCATTGGGTGATGGGCTTCACCTTTAGTTCGGTGGTGCAGTAGCGCATCATCACATTCGGAAGGTATCGGTACTCCGTTCCATCAGGCTTTGTACCTCTTGTGGAGGCAAGGACATCCTCAAAGGTCTTGGGGCTTATCCATTGAATCTTGCGCCCTATGTATTGCTCAAGGTCAAGCATCGTGTAGATGATTTCATCTTGCTCAAGCGTTCCAATAAATTCGTGTCCTATGCGGTCGGATACTTGCTTCCTTATTGATGCATCTGGGAATAAACACTTCTCGCTATCGGTACGCACCAATGAGAATAACTCAATATCGGCAGGGTAGTGTACCGCCATATACGATGAGGTCTTACCTCCCGATAGTGAGTTTACCGTCTTCATCGCAGGGCGTTGTAGTAGCAAAGGTACGCCTCTACGCAGATAAGATTGGTTAGCCTTGTTGCTGCCTGTGCGAACATACCATCGGCCTCGTAGATGTTTTCAAAGCGTAGTCTGTTGGTCTTTGTAGGTCGGAACATAAACGATGCGGTGTCTATGTTTCCGATTCTTGGTTGGTCGGTAGGGCGTAGCCTTCCTTCCTGCCCCCAAGTGACTATGCCAGCATCCAGATGCAGGAGCGATTCAAGCTGCTGGATGAACTTCGGGTGTAGGATGTTGTCATCATCCAAGAAGTATACCCAGTCATTTTCTGTGAACTGGTCTTGGTATATGTCAAGGAACTCGTTACGTAGAGGGTTGCCCCATCCTCCTGTTCGGGTTGAGTAGTGGGTTACGCTTGCACCGCTTGGTGCTTTGTGGTCGGTAGAGGCATCCATCATCACCACCCAAGTAAGGGCAGAGGGGATTGACTTGCGAATCTGTGCGAGGTTCTCTGGTCGTGAACAAGGCGTGACAATGTAGAGCATCATTCGTAGTGTTCTCCTGTGTTGCCGTTTTGCCCGATGATGTCCATCCGCTTGTTCATTTCTTCTTCGTTACGCTCCCACTCACGTTTAGCGTAGCGTTCAAGATACTGAACCCACA